TTATTGCTAAGTTACGGTTACGTAACCGTAGCTTACCGACCGGTTGGCAACTGTCTTTTAGTGTTTTGCTTTGTTTTGTTTTTGGGTGTGTCGTCCGTTTGTTTGTGTTATGATATAGTTATCAACTTCAAGGGAAGGAAAAATAAAATGAATATTTCAAACATGACTCCAAATGAAAAGAACGAACTTCTCACTACGCTGTGGAATGACCCGTCCGTAACGCTTCTGGGCTTCAAGGTCGCCATCGTGACCAGTATTGACCGTGACCAAGCTGTTGACGATTATGGCGTGGCTCAGTATAATTCTTATCAGTTCCTTCTACCATATGAGACAGATGATGATTTGTACCTGTTTTCTGCTGAGGATATTGAAGCGTTCGCTCGTACTTGGTAATAGGAAAGCCCTTAGGCTATTAACCTAGGGGCTTTCTTATGCCGCTAATCAGGCGAATACGAGATACCACGTTGATTTGTCTGCTGGGGCGAGTGCTACGTATCGTGTTGCGCCTGAACCGCCGAGATAGTGTGCCCAAATGTATCCGTCTGCGATCACTCCGCCTTCTGCGAGGTTGACGGTTTGTCCGTAGTGGTATTGGGCTACGACTTGTGCTGAGGTTGAGGGGGCTGACCTCACGTTGAGTGTGTCCACGTTGACTTTGTAGGTGCGTGGAATGACGGTCACATTATTGTTTGCCGGCGCAGGTGTGGGCGTGTTTGCTGTGCGCGGATGGAAGTAACCGATAATGCCGTTCTTGCTGATCGTGACGTATCCTGCCTTGTTCGGGTTTTGCGACATGGTGTCGAGTGTCCCGTTGCCGTTGTCTCGTACCACAATCGCGACGTGGTTCATGCCTGCTCCGTCCCAAAATGCCACATCACCGTAGGTTGGCGCGTAGTTGGCTGACTCTTTGGTGAAGGCGTTTTGCAATGCTTGGGAGCGGTCGTATCGTGCAGTGTAGACGCTTGCTGCGTATCCGTCTACTGTGTTGGTGTCGGCGGCTGGAATGCCATACACGTTTCGAGCGTATGAACTCCATAAGTCCCAGCATTGCCCACCATATGCGCCGTCCATGTCCACTACCTGTCCGTTAACGTTGTTCATCCATTCTTGAATGTTCATGTTAGTTTTCCTTCTTGTGTTTGGGGGTGTTGGTGTTTGCGAATACGCTCATGAATGGCGCGTCCGCTAGTTCGGGGTTGATTGCGGTAATGTTTTCCAAAATGGAGGTGAGTTCGATGAGGCTGATACCGCCGACTGTGCATACGAATACGCTGACTGGAAGTCCCAAGTCTACGTGTAGATTAATCATGTCTACGAAATAGGCTACGAGGGTTAGCATGAGGTAGGCGAACTTGTGCCATAATCCTTGCCGCATTTTCTGGGAGCTGAGCGTGTCGTTGAGTATGGCTTTTGCAATGCCGGTAACATAGTCTACAATGATAAAAAAGACTACCGCGAACACACACCACACGTCGGTTGCTGTCATTGTCATATTGTTTCCTTTCTATTTTCCTAGCAATTCTCCAATGATTAGTCCAAAATCAGCTTTTACTTGTGAATCATCGAATCGTATTTTACCCAGCCGATAGCCGGTGGTGAGTCTCCGTATAATGTCATCCGATTTTTTGACGTACCATGTTTTTTCGTCAACATGGTTCGGGTCGAGCGTGTAGACGGGGCGATTATTGTCTTTTGGAATGCGCCGTGAAACATATTGTGAAACGTGTCCATCGCGTTCGGACACGGAAACCCAAATACCGAATCGCGCGTAGTCGGTAGTGTCCAAGATGTAGGATAGTTCGCCGTCACTAGGGATGGGCGCTAGCAACGTGTCCGATTCGTCTCGGAATTTGTTTCTGATCGCATAGTCGGCGTAATCGCCGTCGTACTGCTCAAGGAACCGTCCGAACTTTGATTGTGCGACTTTGGCTGAGAATCCGCCATAGTCGGCCAATTCGAGACATACGAATCCACTGCAATACAGCTTGTATTGTTGTTGATTGGTTTGCTGTGCGCCAATGTCAAGCCGGTATTTGGCGAAATATGGGTTAGCCTTTTGCACTGCGTTAGACAGAAACAGTACTTTTGTCCTATCCTGCCAACGGTCTACCGTATTATAAAACTCAGAAAATGAGTTTACCTCATTACTTAAAAATCGTAGATTGTCGGGGAAAATTTCGTCGAAGATAATCAAGTGTACTTTCGGGTAGGCCACTGATTTCAATCCGCCCGCCTGTGACAATGCGACGAAATAACAGCATGTCCTCCAGTCCTTTTCGTCCCATGATGTCTTATGCACTTGCCCTTTTTCGCCATTCACGCGAAACTCGTATGAAGGGAAGAACTCTTGAATGTCTTTGAAGAAGGTTTCCTTGCGGTGTTGTTCCACGTCCGTACGCCTGAGATAGATGAACTCATGGCCGTGCTTAATGTACTCTTTTATGCCATATCTCTTTGCCGCAAATGTCTTGCCGAGTCCGCGTGCGCCGATCACGAAATTCCATGGAGCGTTTCGGGTGAGCAGATTATGCAGATCATAATAGTCGTCTTCGGCCAATGTTTGCAATGCCATGCGCTCACCTCCTAAAACAATGAGAGCGTAACGTCATGACCACCGTTACGCTCCCACTAGTTACGGTCGGCTCAAGGGAAGTCATCACATGCCGACATTCCTTATTATATCACACTAGAATGCGGGTGGATTCGATTTTCCATCCCACACACTCAACAATGAGTACGCCTGATTGTATCGATTCGCGTACGGCTGGAATGGGTACGTGCTCAGAATATTGTTTTTGAGCTGTGCGAGATTCGACGCCTTCGGCACCTTGAGCGCGTTCGCGGGTGATTGGTGGTATGCCGTAACCCATAGTATCTGCATTTTATCATCATCATACTGGTGCGGATATCCGACGTAGTCTTCGGCAAACTGCTTGCGCTGACCCTCATGGGATTCACTACGTGCCGCCCACGCTTGAAATGCCGCCGCCTCTGCCTGCGTGAGGCTCCGAGTAAACTCGCCCCCTGATTCCATGAGAGCCGCAATCTGCGGCGCGGCGGTTTTGAATGCCGTATAGCCGGTTGGGTCTGCCGTCTTCATGGCATTCAACACTTGCAATCGGCGTCCGAAACTCCATTGTGCAATGCCGATACCCTGCAAGTTGGCCGCTTCTACCGCGTCCCAGCGCAAACCGGCTTCCACCGTGCCGACCACATAGAGGGCGTACGAGTTTTCCGTATTGAGTGAACTGGATGGGTGCCCTTGTCCTTGCGAGTCGGATGGTTGTCCTTGTGATGCTTTTTCCGAAAAATTGTTCGCCGTAGTCCTGTAGAAGATTCGGGTTCTTGCGCCGCTGTTGTCGGTTTCGTGAAGATAGAGATTATCTCCCTGCCAATGTATCCACGCGCCCCCGCGTGCGGTGTCGGGGCGTCCCTGATTGTTATCGCCGGTCGGATTATCCACATCCGGCTTAGACATGGTACGGGGATGCAGATAACCCAACAGTCCAGCGGTGGGGAACCATTTGAGGGCGCTGGCGTCCGGATTCTGGGTAATGATGTAAATACTGCCGTCTTTCACGCCATCTGCCGCGACTATCGCAACATGCGTATAAGGGGTATATGTGCCGTATCCCCATATTGCCACGTCCCCAGCCACCGGCGAGTATCCATTGGCGGGAATGCGCTCGTATACTTGTTCGCACCGTGCGGATACGGGGTATGCGGTATACAGTCCGCCCGCATAGCCGGTGGGGGTGATACAGTCCTGTATAGACATGCCGTACATATCCATACTGTATTTCGCCCACAAGTCCCAGCATTGCGCCCCGTACGCCCCGTCCATATCCCAGTATCGGTTTTTCGTCTGATCAATCCACTGCGAGAAAGTAATAGCCATACCACCATTATAGCGATATGGCTATCATATGCCGACTATATCACACTCCTGCGGGAATCATATAGGAGCCTACGAGAATGCCCGTATTGTCCAAATTTCCGGCGTTCTGGATGCTGAGCGTATTGTTGTCAATGGCTACGAATCCTTTGCCGTCGAAATTCGGGTAGAAATGGGGGTTGCCGATGGTTGCCCATTTCGGCAGTTTGAAGATACGGGCGGCATTGCTCGGCTTCGCGTTATAGTTGACTTTGAAGCCGATGGACAATATTCCATCATGCTCGTAGATGTTGACGTAATCCCATGTGCCGCTGATTTGGCTATCGCTTGGACCTCCGTAGTTCGTGGGCCATAGGTCGATACCTGCGGCGACGCAGTGGGCTATCCAATATCCGGCAAGCACGTATCCCCCACGGCTCAGGTGCGCACCGTCACCACCGTCACCACCGTCCGACGCTTGAGAAGCCACCACGCCGATACGGTATCCGCCCTCATGTACATGAATCCAGTCGAAACCTAAATCCTTCAAGTTGAGGGTCAATGCCTTCACGACTGCAAGACGGTGCGCCCTATCCGCGCCGTGGTTCTGAGTTTTTGTCAATGTTTGGCCGACTGCCAACACCATGGGGCAGACGTGGATTTCGGCGTTCGGCGCTTTCGCGTGGATGGTCTGCATGAGTTCGCGAGCCTTGGAGGTGATGACGGATTCACTGGTACGTTGCTGTTCGAGTCCAGTGGCGTCATTCTGTCCGCCGATGATAATCACGGCGGAAACCTTGCCCTTATCGGGTACGGTGTTCCAAATGTCGGCAAACGTCCCATCGTCACCGGATACGGCGAAACCTCCAGCCGAGGAACCCTTGTAGTAGAAGCGTTGTGGGCTGAGTTTTTCCTTGATGGCGACGGCGGGTGACTGGTCGATATGTTTCGCACCACCATAATATCCGTCCACCCAACTATCACCCAACACTACCACATAATCCTTGAGCTTGTCTGGGGTGTGGACGGCGTTGAGTGCGGCGGTGGCGTCCGTTGCGGCCTTGTCCCACTTGGATTTATTGGCGGTGGCGGTGCCGACTGTGTTGCTGCCAAGGGCGGTCAATGCCTGATTATTGCTAGTAGCGGTGGTGGAAGCGGCATCCCACTTGGTTTTATTTGCGGTGGCGGTCGCGGTAGTATTGCTCCCGAGCGCGGTCAATGCCTGAGCGTTGCTATTGGCGGTGTCCACTGCCTTATTCCACTTGGTTTTTTGTGCGGCGGCATTGACGGTGGAATCAGCTCCGAGCGCGGTGAGCATTGCTGTGTTTGCATCGGCCTTGCTTGCGGCGGCTGCGGCGTCGATACCTGCTTTATCCCATTTGGTTTTCGACGCGGTTGCGTTGTCCACAGTGTTATCCACAAGCAGTGCCTTCATGACCGCTTCATCATGGGTTTCACGAGCTTCCACCGATTCGATACGATTCAAGTGCTGTCCCATTGTCGTGTCAATAGCGCGCATACTGCCGTTATAGCCGTCGCGCAAGTCGGCGGGGTCGTTGTCGCCATACAGGTTCAATCCATAATTGTCGGTTTTCGTATATACTGTAGCCATTTACGTTAGTTCTTCTCTCGAATTTGAGTCTGCAATTGGGTGAGAATCTGGTCGATCATGCGCATGGCACGATTGTAACCATCTCTCAAGTCAATGGAGGTAGCGTCATTGTAGAGGGGTAGCCCCCAATGTCGTGTTACGTCGTACGCGACTACGTCGACGGGCGTAATCTGCTGATTGTCTGCCATAATACGTCACTTCCCTGACGCGGTGGTGGAAACGAACGGCAATCCTTCCGCCGTAACCTTCGTGTCGTTGAGATTCTTGACCGTGTACTGTCCACCACCAGCTGCTGGAACACGATTGAGGAGATGATTGAGCGCAGTTCCGAGCGCACCGGCGTTCGCGGCAGTCAATCCGAGCGCGGTGGTGAACGCCTTCAACCCTGTCGGTAATGATTCCGGTGTTGGGATTGCGTCGATTCTGTCCGACTGGGTTTTTAGCGTCGTGTCAAGAATGTCCATCGAACGGTTGTACGAACCTTCGAGGTTCGGCGCGTCGGTTGCGCTGTATTTTTCAAGATTGTAGTTCGGTGTCTTCTGTACCATTGTTGCTACTCCTTACTTTGCGGTTTTTATGAAATTGTTGGCCACGACTGCGTTAGCGAGGTTTTCGACCGTCAACGAGGTGATGGGTTCGCCATCATCCACATGCACGTCACGCGGGGTGATGCGCGGCTCGTTGTTGTGGAAAATGGTCTTGTTGCCAAGCACGGCGAACTCAAGGCACGTATGCGCTGCGGCCATAGGAGTGGAAAGTTGTGCCATCTGGTTGACTCGCGCCCCGAACACTGCCAACTCTCGGTACAGATCACGATTTGTGTTTTTGGAGTCTTCATATTTGCCGCGAGTCGGGTTGTACGTGAGGTCTGAGTCTTCGTACTGTCCGACCTGCTTTTCCAAGTCATCCAACGTCTTGTTGATACGCTCGAACTGCGTGTTAAAATCGGCGATCAATTGTTTGATCGCTTCGATGTCCGCGTTTTCGTCTTTGGCGAGATTGTCAAGCTGTTCTCTGAGATGGTCAAGATGTTCGGCCACCTCCTGCACATATCCCAACACTGTCAAGGTATCGCGGTACGAAAACGGTTGTACTGTGGTGAAATACCGTTGTCGTGGGTCGATGTCCAAGGGTGCGGCGCACATGTTTAGTCCGTCCATAATTCTCCAATCTGTCTGTATTAAGTATACTCTAATGGCCGAGATTATAGGCGAGGGGTGTGCTGTAAAGTTGGGGTACGTTGATCATGTTGTCGCCACTGCCCCACATGCCCATAAACAAGTCTTCCAACGAGTTAATCACCATCATATCAATGTTGAGCATGGTATTCCGCCAATCAAGCAAAAGCTGGGATTGCGAACCACTCGTGCCGAGCGTATGTGAGGTGGAATTGCCCTTGTCGGAAGAGTGCGCATAGTCGGTGTTGCTGGTACTGGATGCCGTGGCGCTGCTGTCCTGCTGTGTGCTTGTATGCGTGTTGCCGAGCGAGTCGGTCTGTGACGCACTGGTGGCAAACTTGCGAAAATCATCGATACGGGTCTGAGGGAATTCCGAGTTGAACGTCATGCTGGAATTATCGGCGGTAGTGTCGGACGTGCTGTTTGCCGTGGATTCGTTTGACTGCGTGCCCGTGGATTTGCCGCTGGATTCGTTGGTGCTGGTCGAATCCATTTCCTGCCTGATGTCTGAGGTAATGAAGGGGTCGAACTTGCGTTGTGCAGACAAATAGAGCTGATTGTAATAGTCCATCTGCTCCCGCATGGTACGCCCCAAGTAGAACACGAACATTTGCGGTGTTTCCGAACCAATCTCACGTAGTGCGTAGTGGGCTACGATTTTCTCGTTCAATTTCGTCCTATAATTTTCGTCGAAAATCGGATAATATTGGGAGCTTAAATGTAGTTTTTTGTCCGTATTGAATCCACGGTCTATCAGATTGCCGAGCGTCAAGGTGTAGTCGGCCATGCTGTCTTTGATGGCATACATGCTCAAGTCTTGCGTCATCATTCTTCCTCCTTGTTGCCTTCCACGTCCAATAGACCACCGGACGTGGTGTCATTCCATTCAATGCCAATGGGATATCCCGAGTCGGCCATTTGCGGCCACAGTCGGTTGATCGTATCGCAAGCCTGTTGACGTGCCTTAAGATAGCTCAGTCGGAACACGTTCGTTCGACTGTTGCCCGCCGTGACTTCCGATTCAAGCAACCGCTCCTTTTTTTCTGTAGTTGAGTTGTCGATGCCGAGATAATTGACTAATTCGTTCCAAATCTGGGTTTTCGTCGTGATGATCTTATCCGCCAAAAACGGCGTGACGTTCGGAAATGTCTGGAACATGCCGGTGATGTCGGCACTGTCATATGTGTAAATGTACGGGTCGCCGTCTTCCCTCGCCTTCATAAGATTCTGGGCGGTCAATTTGTTGGTTTCGGACGTGGCGATAATCAACGGCACACTAATATTATCCAAATTCACGTCCAAAGCGCGGTCTGCAATAGCAAGGCGCGTGGCATAATTCCACATCACGTCAATCATTGTGCAACGCAGTTGGTTGTCCCAAATCGGCACGCATTCTTTCGAGCCGATCTGCGGGTGCGAATAATGGGTTGCCACCGGTTGGAATGAGGTTGGATTGTTATAGTTGTTCACGTCACCGATGTTGCCGGACGTGACCATGAAACGGTTAACGCCCTTGCGTTTGTCGGGGAAGAAGAGGGCTAGACCATTCTCGAATAGGGTGAGTTCCAAATATCTTTCATCGATATAAGGTGGTAGATTAATCCACTTGAACCGACTTACCGCCAACATTTCAATCAGCTTCATATATTGATTAATTCGTAAGCTTTGCCGCATTTCAGGCAGATTCAGATTACCCCACATGGAGCCTAAAACGCTCTGGTTGTCCCAGTGCGCGGCCTTGCGTGCGTTATTACGTTTACCCATAATCACCGTCCTATATAAATAATGGAGAGAGTTTTCTTGACTCTCTCCATTATATCTAGTATGCGATACCGCTGAGCGGCGCATTGTCCGCATAATCGGTGACACCGATCTTGTCGGGGTCAGTCCACACGGTTACGCCGCTTTCAAAAATGCCCTTGACGGTCAGTCGGTATTCTTCGGGGCATGTCGAACTACGTACGTACAACTCGTGCAATTTCCAGTACGTGAAATTAGACATTGCCATGAGATTTGATGGAAGTTGCATGAAGCGTTGCACATAGTACCCGTAGCGCAGCCACACCTCGCCAATGGCGTGCATGGCGGCTGGCGATATTTGCCTGAAACGTACCATGACACCGATCAGCCCGTTAGCGAGGTTGAATGCATCACCTCCCAGAGCGCCGGACGTGGTCGGCGGTACGGTCTGAGTCTGCTGAACCTGCGCGTTGATCCCAGCAATCGTGTTTTCATAATCGCCTTGCGCCGTGGCTTGAGCCAGTTGTTTGTTCATATCGGCAAGCTGCATGGTCTGCTGATTGGACAGATTCGTTTGCGCAAGGGAAAAAGCGTTGGCCTGTGAGGTTGAGGCATTGTTCGTGGTCTGCGTGTTCGCCAATTGCTGGTTCGCGGTTGACACGTTGTTGTTGTAGGTCTGCTGATTTGTCCATGCGCCAATCGCCGTGCCCGCTATGGCACCGGCCACACCCCCCATATTGCCGGTTACAGCGGCACCGGCGGCGTTTGCAATGCCCGATCCGATGGTGTTCAATTGCGCCATCTGATTGTTGAATCCAAGATTCTTCAACGTCAAATCGGTGCCCATTTGCGCTGATTGATTGCTGATCGCGTTCATGGCGTTTCGGTTCGACGCGCCGAGCCGGTTTTGCGCACTTGCGTACTGGGTGCCGAGCTGGGCTTGCGCGTAGGCGTTGTTAATGCCCATTTGAGTTTTCTGATATCCCCAGTCCGCACTTTGCTGGGCGTACTGGCGCGTATAGGCACTGTTTGCCAATGCTAACGCCGAGCCGTTATTGACGGCCATGAAGGTTGGAAAATTGGTGATGCCGAAGGATGCGTTGAGCATTTCGCCCGTATCGATAGGCAACCCGAGTCCGTTCGGCAATGGTTGGCGGTCTCCTAGACTGCCCGCATGATAACCCCTTGCATAAAAGTTCAATCGGGGGGAAGGGGGCGCGTAATTCCATGATTCACGGATAATCAAGTCAGCACTCGGGATCTGCTCAGGCTCATACGTGATCACGGTACCGTTCAGGCAACTGCATTCGATATAAGCATAAGGGGCGGTGAGGAACTTCTTCAAATACCTGTACCGTGCTGGGAGTTGGAATGTGTCACGAAAATTCTTAATATCGATAATATCTGCATATCTATCGGAAGAATTTGCAACATTGCCTGTTAAAAGCCAGCACGCGCCCGACCATCGCACATCCTGTCCGAACAGTTTTGGATTTTTGACGGCATGGTTTTCAAGCATTTTCGTTGGAATGGTCGGCACCATGTAAATTCCACAAATTCCTTGCGTAGCCCATGGTTTCGTAGACCCCGCCCCGAAAAACTTGAAAATGTCGGATGTGTTGTCTAGATAGTATAGTTCCGTGCCGTTCATCTGGTTTTCAAACGTGCTTCCGGTGGCACTTTGTACGGTTGGGTTGTCTTTATTTCCCGCGTCGGCTTCCAGTTTTACCGTGGTGGCAATGATGATGCCATACGAGTATTCCGAGTTTGACTTAGCCCCCATCAATGGGTGCCATGACTCATTCGTGAGCACGGTGCATTTGCCGGTGTCGAGTCCTTCGGGCAGATCAAGGTACGTTTTGCCATAGTCTTTCCATGCGTTTTCGTTGGCTACTCCTACATGTCCGCGCTCTACGTAGGCGTTGCCGAGCTGGATATCGTGCTGGAATGATTGCCACACGTCCAGTTGGATATTCAATTGTGTCGTGTTGGCGTTGATGTAATCGCATGTCTGGATGAAATAATACCAGCTGCGGGGGGTGTCGAAGTCGTAGTCGTTCGTGGCGATCAGGTAATTGTATTGGCACGCTTGCGCAAACGGCACGGGCAGTCTCACGGGCAGACCATACTTGCTCATGGTGCAATTCGTGAACTCGATACCATTCAACCGGTCGAAATACTCTTTCTGGGATTGTTTATCCCATTTGACGATATCCCGGTAGCCCATATCCCACGGCACATTACACAGCTTGAAGCGCGTGTTGGGCGTCCATTTCGCATACGAAAAATTGATGGGCAAATCGTTTGCGCTCATGATCCCTCCTAAAACAATAGGTGCGAGAATATAATTCTCGCACCTATTTTACCAGTCGATACCTATGTCAGGCGGTGACGCTGATATCCCTATTGCCTGTCACGCCCGCGAACTTGGCTGAAACCCTGGCCGTACCAACACTCACACCAGTGACCTTGCCTGTCCTATCAACGGTGGCGTTCGCCGCATTCACAGCCCAATCGGCCATGTTGCTGATATCAACCTTATTGCCGTCATACAAGAAAACCGAGGCGGTCAGTTTGATACTCTCGCCTTGCTTGACAGTGCTTAACCCGTCAACATGGATTTCTTTCAGTGCCCCGGTGGCGAATCCGCCGACCCAAGTACCGACCACTGGCACGTCCAGTGCGGCGGAAACCGTTTGATCGATTTCAGGCGTATTCGGGTCGATGTAGGTGGCCTGAGCCGTGACTTTGAGGCTTTCGGCGGTTTCGTCCAACCCGCAGCAGAGAATGCCGTCATTATCGATGGTGGTGAACTGGGAGCTTGCGCCCTCAATCGCATACGTGATGCCGACTGGCTGAAACGAGGCTTTTTTGCTGTTTCCGCTTGTAATGGTGGACACCACTTGTACCAGATCGCCACGGTTAACATTCTGCGGTTTGATGGCGGGCTGACCGTATTTCTGCACTTTCAGTTCGAACGCCGGCTTCGACGTAGTGAGCGTATCCGGCAACGTCACGGACTTTCTGGAACCTTCGCCAGTCCAAAACAGAATCGCGTTCGCAAACGGATTAGGGGTGATAGACCCCCTATGCTTGTAGAAGATATTGCGAGTGCCGTCAATCGGATTCACGGGAGAGTTCGTCGTTTCCAGCATTTCGTCCCAACAGAAGAAGAAGTCTTCGGTAGTGAGCACGGCCTGCACCTTACCGCCCTGTCCGCCGATACCGAACATGTCTTCCGGAATTGGGATGATACGATACGGCACATTCACCTTGTCAATATTGAAGGCGGCGGCGAGGGCTTCAACGTTGAGCGCGGCGATCACCTGCGGCGTAGCAAACAGGATCGCTTCCGAATCTCGCCATGGAGTCACCCACGACATGGCATTGTATCGCGGCATAGCCGACATAGGCGACGCTTTCAGTTCGTTGGCAACCTGCTGGATAAGGCGCAACAGTCCCTTGGCGTCCGCTTCGGTGGAATTTTCCGCGCCCACGTCCGCCGTGTGGACACGGTAGAAGCCGCCCTTGCGTGCGTATTCCGCGAAACACTGGGTTTTCATGAGATACATATCGTTACGATCACTCAAGATCGGGGCGTTCATGATTTCACTGATATAGTCACTCATGCCGGACTCGCCGTCAAAAGCGGTCAGCAAGGCATCCTCGGGAATCGTGATGGGATAATAATGGTCGAACGTGAGCGGGTGGAATACGCTTGCGGTCGGCAGACTGTAGCGTCCGTAGACGTCATCGCCGAGATATTCCTTGTTGAAATTACGGGTGCGTGCCTTGACCAAGCCTACTGCCGCCTGCTCATACGTGGAGCCGTAACGCTTGAGCGTGCGTGGGGAGCCAATCAGCTTGAGCGGGTCATCCCAGTCCGCGTGCTGGATATACAGGCCGATAAGACGCTGAATCAAAACACCGGTGAACTCATCGCGTAAGTATGGGAAGTTACGCATGGCGTCCACCGCATTGCGGATATTGCCCTGCGTGGCAGACGGGATACGGACCTGGAACTGTGGGGATGTGGCGTTACGGACGGCGTTGAAAATCTCAACGTCACCCTTACCGGCCAATGGTCGAATATTGGACATTGTTTATACCTTTCTGTTAGTCGAACAAATCTTCGATGGACTCTTGCGCCTTATCACCGTCGCCACCATTATCATTGTCGGATGGGGTGGGGTCGGTGTAGCCGAGCGTATCCATCATGGCCTTCAACGTAGCCAATTCTTTTTCAATGGAGTCGAGTCGTGCGGAAACGTCCGGTTCCTGTTTCGGTTCCGGTCCCGGCTCCTTCGGTTTGACTTCATCATCTACGGTTTCGGTCTGCTGTTCCTCTTCGGTCGGCGGTGGGGTAGTGTTTTCCTCGCCGTCATTGTTTGGGTCTGCCATGCAAAGCTCCTTACGATTGATAATGTTTCCATCAAAATTATATCATGCGGCGAGAAAATAAATGACCCCGCAATCACGCGGGGTCTAGACTGTCTTATGTGAGCGCAAAGTGAAAATCGTAGGGCACTACCGCCACGATAGTGATGTTCACGGTCGGCGGCATTCTCAGCCGTGGCAGTCCGACCCACGTTATCCCCAGTCGAAAATCGACGCTCAGAAGACAATAGACATTATAGCATGACCATTGTTCCGTAATCATCCACAACCTGCGCGCCATGCCGGAATTGCTCGTACGGAATAGGGTGCGAAAACATATTTCCGGCCATACATACGTCAACCTCGCCATCATCCCGCCACCCCTGATACCGGTTCATGCCGAGTATGGTCAATTTTTCGTACCGTGCGGCGATCTTCCATTTGCCAAGTTCGGTCGGGTGAATGTCACATGATTTCACCGGCTCCCAACCGCTCAAAATACACCCGTCCGTGTTCGCATACAGTAGCCGATCTGAGTTTGCATGGCATACGGTCATAAGCTTGCGACGCGCGTAGGCGTTGACCCATACGGGTACGGGGAGAAAGTCGGTTTTCAAATTCGATTCTTCACGTTGTGCCACATCCCAGTCCAATGTTATGCCGTCTTTGGAGGTAGGGAGCATGACGACACCCTTGGGTAGACTCGCCATTTTCCCCACGAGAGCATTCATGATCAGTTTCGCCATCTGCCGTTTTTCGCCCGTCGCCTTCTGTTTCAGTTCCCCCCATTCATCCACGAACGAGCGGAAAAAGCCTTTGGAGCGGCGGAATTTCCAGCCGCGCACATACTTGTATACGCTCACTTCATAATTGTCATACAGTAGTTGTTGGTCAATGTCGGTTAATACGCGCGTAATGTAGCCACGGGTGGAAGTGAGCCTATTCAGTCCGTAGATACTGCGATTGTCGAGCAGAAAAGGGTATCCGTCCGGTTTGAGTTCCGCTCGAAATGTGAGTTCGTCACAATGCAACGGCATATCGTTATCCTCTTCGTATTTGCCTTCATATTGTTCGGGTTCACCCCATGGGAGCCATTCATCCCGTAGTATGGACGGATACATGGAATTGCAGTCAACGTCGATAGCTTTGCCGTACATGCCTTCTTTGGCGGTCATGAATCCGCCGATATAGGCATCATGCAGTGACTTTTTAGTTTCGGATTCTAATTGTGGGAATTTGTCGTAATACCATTTCCACTCGCCGGACGCGAACGCTTCCATGCTTGCCCCGCCCGCCGTAATCTTACATAAGCCGTGGGTTTCATATTCGCGCAGAATGTTAAGCAATTGGGCGTCGGTCATGGTAAGACGGCAGTTTTCACGTAAAAGATTCGATATGTCGAAAAAGCGTGCGGAATTTTCGCGGTCAATCCGCACGGTGAAGCTGAAAAATTTTCCCTTTTTCGAGATGATGGCGTCCCAGCTCAGGGTTGCGTTGTGCTCGTTATGGGGAAGGAAGTGCACGACGTGCGCCATAAACGGGTCTAAAATATCGGGGTCAGTCACGTAGACGGTGAGTTTGCCGCACGACATGATGGACGCCAAAAGGCGATTAGGGGCGGTAATATCACGCAGCGCGGTACCGTCCGTAAAGCGTATGACGTTATCCGCACACCATAATCCCACCCTATTGTCTTGCACTGTCATAGTATAACTTCCCTTGTTTGCCGACCGCTACTTTTCCAGTGCGCCCACTTCCGCCAACCACCTGTCAAACTGCCGCCGTGAGCGCTGATACCCCTCGCTGTTATCTCGGAACACCGAAGTGAAACCGTGTCGGGCGGGGTCATATACCGTCCAATCGAACACGATACGTGGGGCGTCCGTCTGTTCGATAAACGCACGTTTTTGCGCGTCTGACAGTTGACGGAACCGCTTCAACCGTTTCGAGCCGAGCGTAGTTGCCAAAATTTTCTCAAACACTTCATAGCGTCCGCGACTCATATAGGACGGCCAATTATGATCATCATACAAGTCTTGAGTCTGTTTACCTGTTCTCTGCTTTTTGGATGATTTGCGTTTCTGTTCCGTACGTAGCCCCAATATTTCGGCCACATCATGCATCTGCTCACGCAGTTCGTTACGGTGTCCGCTCTCCAATTGACTTCGTATAAAAGCTTCATCACTCAGTACATTGATCATCTGCAAGAAATCCGTGAGTTTCGACGGGATGATTTGAGTGCGCCCAAAACCCTCGCCGGTAGTGCCTTCAATTTCTGCCACGCGCTGGTCATACACGCTTCGCTGGGGCATGGCCTGCACTTTGTTCCATTCATTGATCTTGCGTCGTGCCGCATTGATTTTCCGTTGCTGTTGCCTGAGCAGTTTGCGGCGTTTCGCCACGGGTTCCGCGTCTATTTGCGCGTTCGTGATGGGCGTGCGCTGGGCAAACATGTAGTCTTTTTTCGTCGGCTTTTCCACGGCGGTCGCATGATATGGGGTTGCCTTCGCTTCCGTAATGGCCTGTTTCTTCTGCCGCTCCCATTCCTTACCCAGCGTTTTTGCGATGTTGACTAATTGGCGGTCTGCGGTTTTGGCGAGATTCGAGCGGGAGTAGGAGCCGAGCTGTTTAATGTTACGGGCGGCACGGGCTTGCGCGGCCTGACGTGCCTTGACATGCTTTTGCTTCCGGGACATATGGCACAGTCCTTAAGATGGCGAGAGCACCCAAATTGGGTGCTCTCTATGAACGAACGCTACTTGAGTATTATAGCAAGCTTACTTGGTTTCCTGATCATCCACCGGCTCGATGCTGAAAAACTTGAAGCCGCGACGGGAACGACGTTCCACCACCTTGATAGCCAGCGGTGCGTCCCAAGTGTTCGGGGTTCCGAAAATACCGAACATGGTGTTCAATCCTGCCGCCAAAGTGGGGGAGGTGGCCGCATACGCCTTATTATCGTCGGTCACGATAATGACGCGCACGGTATTGGAGATTTCACCGGTCTGATCATCCGTGACCTGTACGGCCTGTGCGACAGCGTTCACCATGTTCAGCGTTTCGTTGAGGTGTTCGTCGAGCTTTTCGGCGTTCTGCAATGCGCTGTAGAGCTTGATTTTACCCTCGCGGGTGGACGTGTCAATAAAGTGCTGGACAGTACCGAGTTCGGTGGATTCGGTATTGAATGCGACAAGTGCGGTGTTGGTGTTTTCCATGATATTTACCTTCCCTTATGGTTATTGTTTTTGTTTTCAGGCTTATGCCTAAAATCTTTTATATCACATGCCGTCATTATTTTCAATGTCGGCGTGTCGTTTGTTTGTATGTTCTTCGGGGTTCCATTCCTGAGGTTCTTCAAAAGTCGCATACTTGTAAAAAGTCTCCTCATTCATAGAAACTTTTTGTGAAAAAATGTTGATAGAACGTGGAATGAAATTCGGAAACAGTTTTTTGGCACGAATCGAATACGCGCGTGTATCCTTCAAACGTCCGTCAATGACGTGCTCGGCTTCCATAAAATCGCCGTCAACCAATTCCATGCCTTTAAGGACGGCATAGACGCGGGTTCTGAAAATGTCGGTTTTGGTTCTAGCCAACTTTACCTCCCTTGTAGTAAGATTTTTTCTAATTCGGTATCATTATACCGTGTCGTGTCGAGTCTGTCAAAATTTTTAAACACGGCAATAATCAGATTTTGCGCTTGCGGATTATCGAAAATCGTACAACAGTCATACGACGTAGCTCCCTTGACTGCACACACGGCACACCATGCAATAAGATTGGGCGGATTGATAGAACCGTCCAAATATTCCACATCATACGTGCGAGAGAGGGCGGCGGCGAGTCCGTCACCAATACACATGCTTCCGCAAATCTGAGACACCGTGATTACCGCTTGCGTAAACCACTCACTGGGCACTTCACGCCACAATTCACACAACATGTTGACCGCCCTACAGCACGTTTCAAAATCGCCATAGCCCATGTCATAGCGTCTGAGATTCAATTCACGAGTATGCCCCCGCGTAGCCTTGACAATACGGGATGATTCCATAATCCCGTCATCAAAACGGCGCATACGATAAACCGGCGTACGGTCATCGCCACGGTTAAACATAGTAGCGCCTTTCCACCTTAAAATACGCGATATTGCGAGTATGCGAAGGCACTGCCGCCCACTTGCGCACCAACTCAGCCGCTTTATCATATGAGGTGGCATACCCCACTTCGATAGGCGGTTTATCGCCATGACGCAAGTACGCGAGTGCGACAAAAGTTTCATACATGACTAAAACTCCAATTCCTCAGTATCAGACTCGGCACCATACCACCACATGTCAAACCACAGGTCGGTATTCGGGCATCGTTTCGGCGGCGTAAAAGCATCACCCTTACGTTTCACTCCCGCCCAAAACGCATGCAAACGCCAGTAACAATCAGCATAGGCACAGTCCTTGCAGACCCAAGAATGGAGCCAACCGACAAAATACATAACTAATCTCTATCCAACAGGGGAGTGCGGGCGATGTCGATAGCATCAACAAGCACATCCACCACTTGATCATAATCAGTAGCACCATAGGCCGCTAAGGCCACAGCCGAGCACAAACCGTCCGGCGAATAAAACGCCACATCATACTTCAACCTATACGATTGACTATGAGAGCAATACCACAACTCCACATCACCACCCAAGTGCTGAGACGGAAACACAGCAACCTTCACATCACAGTAACGCATAATCAAAAACCTTTCACTATAAAAACCAATACAATAGCCACGCTCACAACAATCATAGCCAAAAAGCAAAGCACATCACGCGACTCACGAGGTGCTTCACAAAACACCACCGCACATAATCCAATCAGCCATATAGCAAACGGGATAACAATAATACTCATACACACCATCATACCAACACCACCTTCACCACGCCAACCATAGTGTTATCAAGGTCAAACGTAGCATTATCAATATCCACGTTTACATCCATACCAGCATACGCATGACGGATATGAGACAAAACGCCGTCCAACGAAGCCCTAAGAGTCGGTGCATAATACTTCCTACTCGGCTTCACATAGTCAGGCAAAATCTCAAACACCTGAAAAGTTTCATTAGTGATAATGAAATACCACATATCAGTGCTCCTCACTAAGTTCAACCAACTCATACCTATCACCTTTGACCATATCAAACCGACCGAGCTTAAACCCATAGTCAGCGAGATAATCATTAGCGGAAGCCTCCCAATCAAGGCCACAGACAACCCCGCAAATACCAGTAACCCTCTCTGCATCAACATCATGATATAAATCGTAATCATCGCCAACCCAAGGGTCAAAATACCAAGTATCATCACCAGTTTGTTGCCACATGCCTAAACCAGTAAGATTGTCAGCAAATATCAACGAAGTCCAGCCATCATCACCTCTAACAGCAACCAACTCGGCCGGTATTTCTTTATCGGTGTGAACGTCAACCCCTATTATGTTCATTTTTATTTCCTTCCCTTGAAGTTGATAACTATATCATAACACAAACAAACGGACGACACACCCAAAAACAAAACAAAGCAAAACACTAAAAGACAGTTGCCAACCGGTCGGTAAGCTACGGTTACGTAACCGTAACTTAGCAATAA